TTTTTAGCTCTTTGCATTTGTTCCGTCTTCCAGATTTGAGGCACACGGGCCAACTGCCCCTCATTCTCTTTTTCTACAAGGTAATTATAAAGAGGAGTATATAATTCATCCTCTATACTATCTAAATCAATCATCAGGATTCACCTTCTTAGCTACATACTCATAATAGTCACTGTGTACAGTAAGATTATTTACCTCATCAACCTTAAAAGTCTTACCATCATATAACACTTTATCCTCCTGCTCTATCTTTACATCTTCAACTTGGCCAGTACTCTTATTAGTCATCTCATAACCTTCAACAGCTTCAATAACTATATCCTGAGTAGTATACTTACCACCTTCATAATTTCTTAATTCTTCACTAGTTAGAAAAAATATGGCAGCATCTACCAAGTAATGTTTTTTAGTACCTGATATCCAGTTTGGCCCAACTTTTTGGCCCTCAGTCTCTTTTATCACTTCTATCTCTTGGCTATCTTCTTTGATAATATTAGACATCTCAAGCTTCATCTTATCCCTACTTTACTTTATAATTGATTGCTTGTCTTAATCGACCTTCATCAATCAAAGGGTTACTGCTTTCTTTCTGCTTGACTGTGAATGAATGATTTTTAGGTTTATCTAATTCAGTTAAAAATTTCTGAACTTTACCAACTACTATTTCACCTAAAGTTTTATAGAAAGTATCCACATCAATTTCTAATTCTAGCACTCTCTCAAGTAAATTCTCAGCTTCCTGAGCCATTTCTTCATGTCTTTTATCAAATGAATCTCGCATAAAGCTTCGTTCAGGTATATTAATTTCTTTAGTATCAGAGTTTAAATGTAATCCTTTAGCATGCAAATAATTTCTCATTTTTTCAGTAACCTCAATACGACAACCAAATTCATTGACTCGGGCTATCATAAGCAATTCACTGTCATCTTCTCCAAATACACCTATTTGCAACTCTTTATTCGCCAGTTCCTTAAGGAGAGTTAAATATTCATCAACATTACTCTCATCTTCAACTCTAATAGACATATTACCAACTCAATTTTCTATAAGGTTTAATCAAGCCCATTACTTTTTGCGATACTTTAGCAGGAAAATAAGTTATACTCATCTTCCTATGCTTTTTACTTTGAATATTAGTTGGGTCATCAAAATTATCAACCATCAATTCCAGGGCCAACTCCACACTACCAGGCAGATTCTCTTCTCCAGTATCAGGATCGATAAAATCATTATTAGTTTCAGCTTTAATCCACTCTTTAGCTGCTTCTCTAACTTCTTGATCAGTCATTACTTATCAGCTTCTTTCAGTGCTTGGATTAACTCAGACTTATCCATTTTGGTTCTACCTGGAATATCTTCCTTTTGGGCCAACTGATATAACTCTTTTTTAGTCATATCCTCATAATTAGGAGTAAAGGTTCTAATTTGGCCCTTGTCTTGCTTTTTCTGTTCTTGCTCTAATAAATAAAAAGTAGTTCTCCCCATCTGTATCACCTCCTGGAGTACTTGGGCCACTTTTATTACTAGCCATTTGTAATTACCTCAACAACTTTAGAAAGTTTTTGAGGATAGACGCGATCGTAATTAGTTGGATCTGATAATTCAGTTAATGTTGGCATTTCTCCTGCTACATTAGCTTCTTGCCAAGCAAATCCACGAGGATGCATAATCCACTTCTTACGGTTGATTAAAATATCCTCTCCTTTCAGACTATTCCGGTCTGTTTCAGTCGGAGTCTTAGGCTTTCCTTCTTCGTATCCAAATGCACCCCTAGCAAATAAATAAGAAGTATATTTCTTTCCGCTTGTAGGTGCGTCCTCCACTGGAACGCCATCATCAATAACTAATGTTTTACCGTTATAAGTACCGAATCCAACATCTACATCACTTTCTGGAAAGTACTCAATCAACTGCTTCTTTTGTAAGTTAGTGTGGGCTTGTGAATGGACTGCTAATGCTGTCAAGTTCCCTTTGGCATCACCTAGCTTTTGTGATCCATCTAAAATAACTCCGCCATCTAATTCAACTGCACCGTTTGTATCTACATCATCTTCAGCTACATCTAATACCAAATCTCCACTATCATTATTAACATTATCAGCAAATACACCGTTTAAGGAAGCGATAGCAATTTTTTGTTGCTGTCTAGTCCAGTAATCAGCTAATTTAGATGCAATAGCACGCATAGGGTCATCTCCAGCTAGTTCTGCTGCTAGATCTTCGCTAGACCAGGCTTTACCAAACTCTAAAATTCTTGCTACATCTTTCCCTGTATCGATTTTTTCAGGGGTTAATGCACTATCAGATTGAATAGCCTCTGGATCACCTGTAATATCATTGAAAAACGGCATATTAACTGTATCTCCGGCATCTGGAACCGTAATTCGAGGATCTGTTTGGGCAATGCCACTTTGAATTAAAGCTGATTTTTCTGTTGTTTCTTGAATTAGATAATTATTAAAAACTTCTGGGACAATAATATCACTGACTCTTGTTGCTGCAAACTTCTGTAAATCCATACTTTCTAATCTATTACTCATACTTATCATCCTTTCTAATTTTATAATCCAACTTCTGTAGGATTTCCTCCTGCTGCCTTAATCAGTTTTTTAGCCTTTTTAGGCTCTTCTTTGATTAGTTCACCTTGTCTAGTAAGATTTATTTGGCCCTTTTTAAAGGGATTATCTTTATCTGTGCTTGGTACTGTCTCACCACCATTATTAGGTTCTCTACCAGAGAGACTATCATCCTCAAACAGTTCTGGCTTATCTTCTTTTAACTCTTCAATTAATTTATCCGGGCCAAACTTCTTACCTTCTTCATTAGTAAGCACATTACCATCTCCATCTGTAACAACTACATTACCTTCATCATCAACAGTTAATTCATCTGTCATTCCTCTTTTCTCCATTAAAAACTCAATATATTCCTTATCATCAACTCCTGCATCTTTAGCAGCTAATTTAAGTTCATATTGCTTAGTAAGAGAATTAGTCTGTTGTTGGGCCTGATCCTCAATTTCTTTGACTGTCTCTTTATACTCTTCTAACTTCTCTGGATCAACAAGATCTTCTACTTGATCCTTAAGTTGAGTAATTTGTTCATCCTTTTGCTCTAACTCATTTTGATGCTTAGCCTTTTCTCGGGCCAACCTATCTGCAATCTTGTTATCCAATTCTTCTTGATTAAACTTACCTTCACCACTTGGAAGAGCATTTTCTATCTTACTCTTTAACTCATCTGTAATCTCTACTCCAGCAGCTTTAAGAATCTTTAATAATTCTTCCACTATTAACACTCCTTTTTATAAGTCTTGTTTGACTGCCGTTTTAAGGCCGTCGCCTGTAGTCTATAGCCAATATTACAATTTCCCATTTATAGCCTGTCGGCTTCCGTTTTGGGCACGTCGGCACAAAATAGTATATAAAAATAATTCTAGTTACTCAACTTTAGTTTTAACTATAAAAATACATCTATCATTAACATCATCAGCTGCAGTACCCATCTGTCCAGGAGCTGGCCCTTTACCTCCAGTTTTCTCATTAACAAAATCTTGTGTATAAGGAATAGGATCCTTACTATTCATAACTCTATGACTAGGTCTAACTCTTACGTCTCTAGAGCTTACCCAATCTTTGATCATATCTACACCTTGGTTATGAGCATGGTCTAAACTATCTAATTTAGACTTCTCTTGTACTCTATGCCCCTCAGTACGAACTATTCTTTTAGCTTTAGTAGCATCACCTTCAAGACTAGATTTTAACCTTTTACTCATTTGACCATAACTTTCACCTTCTTTTAAACCTTGTTGTAATGTCTGTTGGATATCAACTATAATATTATTTCTATTCCTTTGTAACCTTTGATTAAGAGTCAAACCATCAACTGGCACATTGACCGCTTGTTCTAATAAATCATTCTTTACAATTCCTTGGATAGTTCTGTTAGTTGCTTCTTCTATTATATTTTTAGTGCCAATAAAACTTTCTTGATAAGTTTCTTCTAGTATTCCAGTGATCAGATTAGAATTTTTACTATATAAGTCCCTTATCTCTTCATTAATCAGCTTATTAAGTTTATTAATGCGATTATATCTAGCCATTTCTTCAAATGTAAGTTGGCCCGAGACAGCATATTTATCATGCAGTTTACGAATATTCTTCCTGAATGCTTCTAACTTAGTTTGATAATGTTCAACCATTTGTTCTTCCTTTTTAGATTGTAAATTTTCTATGATCTCCCTAAGCTCCAAGAACTCTTTAGTTAAATCTTTATAATCTGCCATTTATATCAACTCCTGGGCCAACTATTCTAAATTAACTTTATCTTTATTTTCTTGTCTGATACGACCAAGCTCTTTATCTGAATCATCCACCCAAGGATGATTTTCTAATACAATTTTATCACTAATAACTCCTTTTGACTTATTGGCCATCTCAACTTTTTCTTTTTCATTTGCTATCATACTACGGTCAAATTTAACCTTAACTACCTGCGGATCATAATCAACCCCTTCACTTATACTCAAATATTCTGCTATAAACCAAAATAACTTACGAAAAGCCCGCTGAAACTTACGCTCTGTTTTATCTGCTTTCAAATCAAGTAGTGAATATAAAAACTTTAATGATACTCCACTGGCATTACCACCAAATTCATCTGTTTTTGGATCAACTCCTTGGCCAAAAGTAATTATATTTTCTTCTAAACGATCTAAATGTTCTTTATGAGCTTCAGTAGGCAAATCAATAGTTAACTGGTCTACGTCACCATCTCTTCCTACCTTAATTGCTTTAAAATGACGTTTATTATGCTGATATTCGTCTAAGCTTTGGCCTTGATAATTCTTTAGTACATCAACTGCTTCTTGTATCTCATCTAAATCATCAGCTCGAACACTATTTTTCTCATCATAATCATCTATAAGGCTCTTATACTGGTTTAAATCTCCAGTCATATGTTTATTATTCTTGAAAGGTATAAATGGAACTTGGCCCCAACCATAACCATTCTTACCATAGTAAAAATGACTATCTTCTGGTTGATCTTCGGTAATTGTATCTAATACCATGCTCCCCCCTTCATCTTCGACGAAAAACCTAACCATATCTGGAGTCCAAAACTCAGCCTTAATTCTATAATCATCATTAATCTGTACTACATAATATCTGATAACTGCTTCTAGTTCTTTTTGCTCACTTGTTCCCCAGATAGGAATTACTTGCCTTGCATCAATTACTTTATAATCAAAATCACCATTCTCAGTTACATAAAGATGTAAATACTCTACCCCTTTATTGCTGGCCCCAACAACTAAATCATTAAGCGCATCATCGAATTGTTCCCCTAAAAATTGTTTAATGGCAGCAATAAATTCTTGATTAGGGCTTTGTCTATTGCCATCAACATCTGTTTTAACTTCCTTATCGCTGAATGTTACCGGGGTGCCAACTAAGTAATTTGCCTTTTGATCAACTAAAATAGCATGCCAAGCATGGGCCAACTTGTTGTTAGGCTTAGTTTCATCTTCTACCTCTTCACCTTCATGCCAATAAGTCCGCTTCTTATCTTCTATATCATGATCTGTTTTATAATACCTGACCCCCTCCTCCATAGCTAGTTTATCATCTTGGGAGATAAAATCATCTACTATTTTAGCTAATGACTTAGGAGCATTGTTATTAATAATCTCATTTACTTCATCGGTCAATTGCATCTGTGGCGTGTACAATTTATCACCTCCTAAAAATCAAATGAAACGCCTCCGGTACTCATATCATCCTCACAAGCATAGCGAGTAGTATCAATACTATGGTTGTTCTCGTCTTCCAGTCTGTTCTTGATATTACCGTCCTTATCAGTAGCATAATCTATATTTTCATACTCTTTAGCAGTCTTTGGAGTCCGGTCAGGATCAATAATAATAGCATTTAAATCATTAAGCCACTTTTCGCCATATTCTACAGAACCTGGCCCCTTAATAGCTCCTTTAATTCTAATCTCATATCTTCCCATCTCATCTATAGACTTAGGTTCTTCACTATCAGCAGTAATCTGAACATCATTATACCCTTTATCTATAATCCAATCTGCTGCTTTCCGGTTACTTAGCTGGATTTCCATAAGTTCATCAATTATATATAACTTCTTTCGCTTCTTATCTAAGTGTATCCTTAAGAAACAAAAAGGATCAGCTGCGTACCCCCAGTCTATTCCTTGTCTGATATTATCAAAACGGGCCAACTCCTCCTCAGTAATAGTCCGAAACTCTAAATTGCTAAATGGGACAACTCCACTCCCTATTGGCTCTCCTAACCAGGTATGACGATACTTATGCTCATCATTTTCTTTTAAATAATTTATCTTCTGTAAAGTTTGCTCTGATATATAAGGATTATCTCTATAGTCACTGTGATGAACAAAATACATATCTGGAAGTGTTACGCTATTAAACTTCTTATTACACCAGTTACTCTTTCTTTTTGGTGGATTATAACTATAGAATATCTTATAATCTTGATCTGTTTCCTCGCGAATAATACTATCTTCGATTGTTTCTACTTCATCTTCAGACTTAAACTCTGCTAATTCCTCAATCCACAACCAAGTATAAGGATATTCGCTACTTGCTATTGACTTAATTCGCTGTGGATCATCGGCCCCAGCAAAAAATATCTTACTCCCTCTTGGTTTATATACAATCTGCATTGGCGACACTTGAAACTTAAATAAGTGGGCCACACCAAGTTCATTAGCTGCCCACTTAAGCTGTTCAAATACAGATTCTCTTAGATATTTAGCATGTTTTCTTACTACCAAGCCATTTACTGGCTTTTGGATTATCTCTATTATGCCTCTTAGGCTGATGTGAGAAGATTTGGCACTGCTTCGGCCACCTTTCAAGATATAATACAAATAATCGTTATTTTTGCTTGCTTTCCAAAAATCCTTAAAACCATCTAATACTATATCGCTTAGTTTTATTTGGCCCATGATTTGACCCTCCTCGGGGCAAACCACTGTGGTTTGCGATTGGACTTTAACTTCTATCACTCTATGTCATCAACTATTTGGACTAATCCTTCGCCTTCAATTTCTTGTTTCTTCTTATCTTCCCAACCAAAGTTATTTTTAAGATTAAACTGTACTCCATTTGTTTTTCCCTGGTTTCTGAAAAGTTGCTCTTCAGCATACATTTCAATTCTAGTCTTCGCACGCGTAATCGTGTCAGAGAACTCTTTGCTTTTTGCTTGGTAATCTAATAAACCCTGTCTTGTCATTCCAAGACTATAGGCCAATCCAGTAACAGTAAAAGGCCTTATTTGTTTTTGGTAAACCTTGCCTTCTTCAGTCTCTTCTTGAATAAAGCAGTTATCAAAATATTCATTAATTAACTTTTGCATTTCATAAACAGTTTCAAATTTTGGCCTTTGGCCTCCTACATCTTCAACATCTGGTTGATGCTGCCAGCAATACTTTGAATT